TCATCCCTCCTTTTGTCTCACATCATCTTGCGAGTGAGACAATTCCCACGCCGAAAGAGCCGATATCGCATCGTCGGCCAGGCGCTTTTGATTGGCGTCTCGCGTGTATAGAGCGACCTCATCGTCACCGCTGTGGAACGAGATCGCCTTCATCGTTTGATTGCCCAAATTCAGGTCCGCCATGCGCCGCATGATCGCCTTTCGCAGTCCATGCGCTGAGCAATGCGGAAGCCCAGCTTCGATGCAGGCGTCCTTGAAGAAGTTGCCGAAACCAGCGGCCGAAAATGGAAGCCCCTTGTGCGTGGCGAGGAAGAACATCGTCCCGTTCGGCGGCATGGCAACGATCGCCTCGAGCATCTGCGGAGCGACCGGGATGCTGCCGTCCTTTCCGGTCTTACCAGCTTTGATCCAGATGCGACCGTTCTTGATGTTCTGCCTCCCGAAGAGGCGGACATCCCCGCGGCGCTGCCCTGACCACAGGAATAGCTCAAGAGCCAAGCGCTCCCGGGTTCCGAGCTTATGCCTGCGGCGGAACTGCTCAATCTCTTCCTCGGTCCATGCGTGGTAGCCCTTCGACCGCTCTCCCGGGGCGACCTTGATTTCCTGCGAAAGCCTAACCGGATTGTCCGTGCGCATCCCGATCTTCACGGCGAAGTCGAAGAATCGGATCAGTTCCTTTCGCAGCTTCTTGGCGGCATCAATCCCGCCAACCTTTCGCGGGCCGCGAGGCGTCTCCACAGTCGCAGGGATCTTCACCTTAGCGATAATCCGATCGATATGTTCGAACGTCACGAAAGCGACAGGATTGTCCATGCGGGGCTCGCAGAAGCGCTCGATCACGGCGCGAACCTTGTCTTGCGTCACCTTGGTGGGGCCAAGGCGGTCGATAGGATCGAAATACCGCGCCCTGAGTTCGCCGATGCTCCCGGGTTTGGCGCGATCCAGTGCGGGGCTTTCCTTGCGATCCCCCGGGTTCATGAAGGTGTGATATTCGATGCGGAACTCTTCCGTCCCGAGCTCGGCATTGAAATATCCGCCCGGAAAGCCTTTGCGACGGAACCGCAGCCGCGGCTTGCCGTGCTGGCTCCGAAACTCGGAAACATATTTGGGCAGGAAGCGCCGGCGTGCCATCGCTTATTCATCGTCCCAAGGATTATGAATCGGCGGCTTCAATTCCGCCGGTTCTCCGACAATGACCTCGATCCGCTCATTTCGCAAATCTAGGATCATGCGATAGGTCCGGGCCTCGCGCTCGACGAGAACCTTCACGACGCGATCAATGTCGTCCTGGCCGATACGGGCACGCGCGGTCATCTCAATCCTCCATCCCGTCTGCCATCTCACCCAACCGCCGCATTCGCCACCCCTCGGCCTCATCGAAGCTGTCGAACACCGCCGGCCCATCGCCCATGGACAGCGGCTCGACATAGAAGCGCGGTCCATCTGGGGCGATGGAATAGGTGAGGTCTTCGTCGACCTCGATCGACTTGGTGGCGAGGTTATGGACGGCGAAAGGCATCAGGCGGCCAGCCCTTCAATAACGCTCAGGGGTGTGCGTTCGTCCGACAGATGCAGCGCCCGCCTTGCGCGCTCGCGATCCCGCTCGGCGATGGCCTCTGCCTGCCGATCGCGCGGGGCCGACCATGCGGGCGGCGTGGGAAGCAGGCGCCCACGACCACCGCGCCCGCTACAGACGAACGCGGGGGCGCCGATGATGCTCTTGCGGTGGCCTCGAGGGGTAGCCATCAACCCTCCCCTTCCTCGGCGGCCGGGGCTTCCGGCTCGGCGCCATAGTCCTCGACCTTCACCCCATCGGCTACCAGCTTGGCGACCTCGCGGGGCTTCGGGATCGTCACGGCGAACTCATCACCGGCGACATGGCGAAGGGCTGCGGAGTTGGTCGGCGCATCGACGAGACGGATCTTGTTGGTCGCCTTGTTTCTGACTGCGTAGAGGGCCATCAGGCGGCTCCTTTCTGCTCTCCCGGATCGATCAGATCGGGAAATTGATGGATGAGGTTGCGATACGTGCTGATAAACTGGCCCACGGCTGCGTCCCCAGCCTTCTTCTTGGCGACGGCGAGAAGCCGATCCCGGACGGCCGAAATCGCCTCGCCTTCCTCTTTCGATAACGTAATCATGGGCTTCCAGTAGAAAGCGCGATGCCAATCCTCGCTGAAACTGCGAACCGTCTCCGTTTCGGAGCGGTCACGGATATTCTGCTCAAGGGCAGACAAGGCATCCGCGCTCATTTGCCCGCCCCTTTCTTCGCCGCCGCCTTGCCCTTCGTCTGGGCGGGGACGGAATCCGCGGCCGCCTTCTTCGCCCGCGACGGACGGACCCGCTTCGCATCGTTTGCGCGGCGGCGTTCGGTGGCTTCGGCAAGCGGCTTGATGCGGGCGATTTCTTCCTGCGCTGCGGCGAGGTCGGTGACGGCCTTCTTGAACTTGTCGTCCGCGGCAACGAGGTCGCGCTTCATGGCATCGCGCTCGCGCACGGCGGCGTTCAACTGGCCGTCGGCGATTTTCAGAGACGCCTCGAAGCCATCCGCACGCCCCAGCGCGTCCTTCGCCTGATCGAGGTATTGCTTGCGCTCCCGCTCGATCCTGAGAACCGCCTTGTCATGCTCGGCCCTCGTCATCAGGCCCAATGCGTTCAGTATGCCCATCGTCATTCTCCTTCGGTAGATTGGAATTTGCTTTCCCAGGCCCTTCGGCCCGGCCAGAGGCGCCAGAACTCCCCCGCCATCGCGAGGCAGTTGAGCCGATGCTTCGCCTCAAAGGTCTTCCAGCCACGATGCTGCTCAGCGTGGTGGCCGTCGCACATGGGAACTGCGTATCGATCGCTGACCTTGGTGGAGGCGCCCTTGTCACCCGCATAATCGACATGGCAGGCGCGAACTTTTCCGCGACACTCGCCGGTGCGCGCGAGGATGCACGGACGCCCGCGAAGCCATTGCAGGAATCCCAGCGCGCTCTTTTCCGGCGGCCGACCGGCGTTGCGATGACGCGGGCGGGTATCGACGCGCATGTCAGCCCCCCGTCACCGTCGAGAACGACATGAGACGATTATGCTCAGCCGCCTCGACCTCGGCGCGCAGGTGATCCGGCAGCGCTTCCTTGTTCGCCGAAAAGTCCGAGATCGCCATGTCCACGTCGGACTTGAACTCGGCGTTCATCAGGCGCTTCAGGTGCTGATCGACCGCCGCCTGCGCAGGGTGAGGTTCGTCATTATGCGCCTCGCCGCGGTCATCGTCGGATGGGCCCTCGGCGGCGGTCGGGTTGTCGGGGGTGGCGGTGTCGGCACCCTTGGCCTTCTGGGCGTCGGCGATCTTCTTCAGGTCGCTGGTGACGTCATCGGTCCCGCGCTTCGGGAACGCCTCATCTGCCGTCGTTTCGCCCTGCCTGATCGACTGGAAGGTGATTTGCAGGTTGGCGATGTCGACCGGCGTCCAAGACGTGCTCGGGCCGTGCCTGGCCTCGATGCGATCGATGCTGATTCCGATGCGCGAGAACTTGTCGATGGCCTTGGCGATGCGGGCTGGCAACGGCTCGTCGCCTTCGCCGCGCTCAAGGATTTCCCTGCATTTCGCTTCGGCCGCCGCTTTCAGATAGGGCGGCATGACGCGGAAAATGCACTCGCGCAGGCGGCGCGCGCCGTTGTTCGCGTTGTTCTCGTAGATGTCGCGGTTGTCGGTGAGCGCCTTCTTGCCCTGCCGTGTGTCGCGGGTGTGCGGAACGATGAACGTCTGCCGGGACTTGGTGTTGGTTTCCAGATCCCATGCGAAAGCGAGCATTTCGGTATGGCCGGCGGTATCATCGCGGGCCAATTCCATGATCCCATAATCGATATTGCCCCAGCATCGCGCCAGTTCGGTCGCAAGTTGGATCGTCGCGCCATTCACATTCTGGCCGCCGCGCGAGAAGCTGAAGAACGCCCGCTCGGCAACCGCGCGCTGGCCGCACGACTGGATAGCATGATTCATGGCCCGCGCTTCGTCGCGCGGCGCGCGCTGGGCGACGAGGACCATCGCTTGGACCTCTGCAATCGCACGCGACTGCTCGATGTTCGTCGCCTGGCTGGCGCCGGGGATGCGGTTGGCTTGCTGGCGGATTTGATCCGCTGTCACGACGTCATTCACTTGCGACCCTTTCCTTGATGGCGAAATAGACGCGCTTGCAGGCGCGGACGTCAGCGAGGGCGTCGTGCGCACCTTCCAACTGCTCGTCGAAAAAGAAGCGAATGCACTCGGTCAGATTTGGCGGCTTCGACTTCGTGAAACCTGCCGCGATCATCTTCTCGGTGGGAGGCAACTGCATGATCTTGTCGGCCATGCGCATCGTGCAGCGGTGCGGGATGGGTGACTGCCATTTCTTTCCCGTCGCCCGAGCGCCGAAGATGCGCATGATGCGCAGGTCGAACGTAACATTGTGGCCGACAACGCCTTCGGCACCGGACACAAGTTCATTGAAGCGCGCCCACGTATCAGGAATGGACAAGCCATCAGCCGCAGCGCGATCAAGGCTGATCCCATGGGCTGCAAATGCCTGCTCGCCCATGACGGCGCCCGCCCCGGGCTGCACAAGCGTTTGCCATTCGTCCTTCACGTCGCCGCTGTCATCGCAAAGGATCGCCGCGATCTGGATAAGATGCGGCTGGTGCGGAGCATCCGAGGGGCTGCGCCAGTCGGGAAGGTTGGTCGTTTCGGTATCGAAAAAGAGCAGGTTCATGTCAGCCTTCCCAAGAAAGCTCGCCGGAATCGACGCGCTGGTTGATTTCGCCGTGCTTCCAGCGCGACATGTGAAGGTGGAGGACGGGATTTTCGGGCCGCGAATAGGCGGGCCAAACCCCCGTTTTCAGGCACTCGGCGAAGATGTTGAGCGCCCGACGGTTGAGCATCCGCCCCATCTGGATCGCCTCGTCGTCGAGCTGGTAAATCTGGACCAGATGTGGCGGCTCTTTCTCGACCGCGATCAGGACGAACCGGCGCTTCTTTGCGGGCTCGCCGAAAACGAGGTCGACGCAATCGATGTAATGGGCGGCCGACATGAAATAGCCGAGGTTCGTTGCCTGCTTCTCGAAGGCCATCGGATGCGCCGACAGCGTGGTCTTGATGTCGGGCAGAATATCCATCGTCTCGGGCAGCACGTCGGGCCGCGCGCGCATGAAAACGCCGGTCGCCGGGTCTTTCGCGATCACGGTCATTTCGGGCGTGCCGCTGATAAGCAGCGCCTTTGCCAGTTCGTTCTTCTCGACCTGTTCGGCCATCGCCTCGACCATGCGATATTGCGGGAAGGTCAGGACGGGGACGCCACTGGCTTCCGCTTCGGCCTTCTCGTCCTTGGCGTCGGCCCACTTTTTCAGCCGCCCGTCGAAGCCTTCGGGCAGGATGAAATAGTTTTTCGGGAACAGGCCCTGCAGCAGCAGGAGGTCGTGGACCCCCTTGCCGATGTTGAAATGCGGCTTCTGCTCGCGCTGCGGCCGATCGGGGTTGAGGGGCGACTGATACCAATAGTGGAAGGGCGTTTCGTTCTCGATCGTCTTGAGGCCCGTCGAACTGATCGATGGCGAGGCGCAAATTTCCACGGCGTGATAGATGTCGCCGTCGATGTCGGGATAGGCGCCAGGCTCAGCGATCAGCGGCGCAGCGGCCTTCGGCTTGCTGGCCGGCGCATAGTCAGGTTCATCGCCGGGCGGCGGGCCGGAATACCCAACCGCGAACGGATTATCCATGAGCGTCCTCCCGCAGGCGCTCACGGCGATCCTCTGCGCGGGCTTCTTCGGCAGCTTCGGCGGTCGCGCGCCAATGCTCGAAACATTCCTCGATCAGGTCGTCCCGCTCGCACAGGTCGTCTGGAATGATGTCGCCAAGGACAAGGGGCTCCACCTGCGTGATTTCGACCGTCGCAGGCTCGGCGGGACTTTCCAAAGTTTGCGGGAAGCCGTGGCGACCGACATAGGTAACGCTCACTTGCGCCTCGCACTCGCCGCCCCGGCTATCATGCCACATGACGGTCGTGATGAAGGATCCTTCCATCGTCAGAACTCCATCCGCACGGCAGGAATCTCTCCCGCGATGATCGCCATGACGATCTTCTTCGCCGTCTCTTCGTCGGCGCCGCACGAGATGATCGCCTCCTTGGCCTTGGTCTTGACCGCGGTGCGGTGAGCCTGATCGGCTTCGCGCTTTGCCTTGGCTTCGTCTTGCCGGCGCCGCTCTTCTTCCTGCTCTTCCTGCTCGCGCTTGGCGGCGGCGCGTTCCATTGAGGCCGTCAACTGAGCATGGGTTGCATCCCGTATGGCGCGAACCTCGTCCTGCAGGTCGCCAAGATCGTCGTTAATCTCGATCTTCATTTCGAGCTCGCGGAGAAGAATGCCGTATGGCTGCGGCTTACCGCCGATCATGCCCAAGCCGACCTGTTTGATATGGTCGATTATCTGACGGGCATATTCACGCTTACGCTCAGAGGCCTTGCGTTCCTCATCGGCCTTGGCTTCCGCGTCACGCTTCGCCTGTTCTGCCGCCGCTTCAATGCGACGCTGCTCGGCCGCTTCCGCGTCAGCCTTAGCCTGTTCGGCGCGCTTCTCTTCCTCGATCCGGCGCGCTTCGGCTTCATCGGCCTCGCGCTTGACCCGTTCGGCCTCTTCGCGTTCCGCCGCCTCGCGCTGCAGGCGCTCAAGCTCGGCGCGGTCGGCCTCGGCCTTCTCGGCCGCCTTCAACGCCGCGAACAGATGCTCGACCGTTTCCTTCTTCTCCCGTTCGGCTTCGTCCTTGCGGTCGCGGAACAGGTCGGGGTCGATCGCGATTTCATGCACGGCGGTCCCGCGCTCGCGGATGCTGTCGGCCGCCTCGCCCATCGGGACAAACCGCGACGACCGGAAAAGCCCGATGATGCGCTCGACCTCGGCCTCTCGCTCCTTCTCGGCTTCCTCCCATGCGGTCAGCGGTGCCCGGACCTCATTGGCCAGCGCGTCAAGCTGCTCGCGGATTTCATTGCCCGCGTCGTTGGCCTGCTTCACCATGTCGCGCCAGTCGGCGGTCAGGCGAAGGCGCTCCTTGTCGATTGCCGCCTTTTCGCTGCGAACGCGCGCGGCGAACGAACGCAGCGCATCGCGGCCCTTCGCGGTCGAGACGTCAACATCGGTCGGCGCTTCGGATTTCAGCTTCTCATACCATGCGCTGAATTTCTCGCGGTCGAGCAGGACGATGCCGGGCTGCTTCGCCACGGCTTCGACGATATTCGTTCCCGGCTCCACGGTCGCAATCGCGTTGGTCGGTTCGAGGACTTCGGCTTCAGACATTCAGCATCTCCGTGGCTTTGGCGAGAATTTCAGACGGTCCCGGCATCCCCGCCATCACCCAGACGAGATGAGCGCCGGCCATCACGGCGACGAGCGCGAGCAGGCCGAAGCCGAACGCGGGCGAGATAACCGGGGGATGGTCGGGGTGATCTTCGGCTTGGAGGGTTTCAGCCGGGATGATGATGGGCGGGGTCATGCTGCACCGCCAGTCGACACGGCGATCACACCGACATGCGCCGGAATCTTCGCCAGCACCGCAGCGAAGTCGATCGTTTCGCCAGAGAGATATTCGGCCCACAGTTCGTCGGGGCGCGCAAACTCATGCGTCCAGACAGGGCGGCCGAGCAATTCGGTCACGCCCTCGTGGAAGGCCGAGAACTCCATGCACAGACGATCCTGCCGCAATTGTAGCAGGCCGCGCTCTTTCGGCGTCAGGGCTTCCCACTTGCGCTGCTGGGCGAACTCAATCGCCTCTTCGCGGGTGAACTGATATTCGGAGAGACGGGGTTCGCTCATGCCGCCGCCCCTTCCCGCTCAGCCGCAATGGCGCAGAAAAAGGCATAGAGGCCCGCGTCATGCGAGCCGCCGCCGTTTGGGCGCCAATCGAGCGCCGCCAGCAGCATGTCGCTCACCGACGTGCGCTGCGTCCGATAATAGGTGATGTGGGCGTCATTCTTCCAATCGATCGCCTCGTCGACGATCGGGAGCGCGGCCTTGCGGATCGCCTGCAGCTCATCGACCAACGGGCCTTCGAAGATGACGCCCGCCTCGCGCTGGTTCGCATACTTCGACACGAAATCATGCGGGCGCTGGCCGAAGCAAGCGCCGCCCGTGCGCACGCCTTCCTCGACTATCGCAAGCGCGCGCTCATCGGCGAACCAGTAGGGCGGGAGATTGTGGCCAGCGGCCGCGGTGATCGATTGATGTTGCACATGGGCCTCCGTCTGGTGACGGGGCCATTTTGCATATCATGCAATATCGGTCAACATGATTTTGCGTATTGTGCAAATTCAATCGGGCGCATTTTCCGAATCAAATGCGAATGGCGGCAGCGAAGCATCGGAAAACTGAGCCGCGATGTCGCACTTCCCTTTTCCGCTCAGCACCATGAAATGCGATAGGAGCCATAGGCTGCGCTTGTTCGGAAATTTGCGCATCGCCTCTCCAAGCCAGCCATCTGCGTCGGGCTTCGTCGTCAGAAACTCGTTGCCGTTGGCCGATTCCAAAATCTGATGTGATGACGCGTCGTGCTTAAGCGCATGGTCGGCAAGGGCTCCATAATCCCTCGATAACCAATCGAGCGTCCGAAGCGTGACATCTTGGCATTGTTCGCTGGTCGCATCTTCGCTTTCGAAGACCAGCGTCATCTCGGTGAGCTGGTCCTTTCTGTTGAAAGATGCTTGAAGGCGATATGGGATGCCGTCCCGGATGATGAACGGAGCGGAGTCGTCATCGTCTGTCAAAAAGCAACCTTTTATGGGCAACTCCTTATCGCAAGCGACCACAGAGGCAGGATTAAATCGCGTCGGACTTGCCGCGGCGAGGGTTGATCTGAAACTATCTCCGAATTTAATGCCGTTCAAATCTTGGAAAGGTTTAGCCGAAGGCGCTGCAGGCGCAGAGCAGGACGATAATATCGCTGACATTACCCAGACAGAAATAGCCATGCGCATCATCATTCTCCGATGTAGGCACCAACGACAATGCCGATGATCTGGACTTCTTCAATATCATCGCCTGGGTCATCAACCCGAAATTGTTGGAAGGATGGATTATAGGACCGCGGAACGAGCCACTCCACCCCTTGGTCGTCAATCATATATTCCTTCACGGTGACTTCGATATCACCATTGTATCTGCGGCGCTGAACTATCACCCGCTTGCCGCTTGAAATCTCGACATTTGAATAGAAGGCGATGCACTCAAGCAGGGTTCCCGCAGGATAGCGCATATTCATGCTGTCCCCGACAACGATCACCCCGAAGCGATCCCTCATCGGCGTTTCAATATCGCTTCTCCCCATCATGGTCATGCCATCTTCGGATTGATCCCATGCTTCTGCCCAGACGCCGGCAGCGACCTTACCCCTAATTGGAATATTCGGCCCAACAGGCACGATCGGCCCGTCTTCATCCTGAAAGATGTCAGAAACTCGGCATTCGTATGCCCGCGCCAAATCGGGCAGCCGCTCGCTCGGGATATTAGAGCGCCCGGCCTCCCATCGGCTGACTTGGCTGACGCTGTTGCCAAGCCGGTCGGCGATGACTTCCTGAGACAACCCAAGGGCCTCTCGTAACTGCCTGAGCATAATGCGCATTATGCAATTATCTGCCCTGCGCGGCCTTGCCGCCAGAGCATAATATGCAAAACGGTCATTGACTGAAACTTGCGTATTATGCAAATAGCATGTCATGCGACTGAAAGCCTACCTGTCCCTTGAAGGGAATAGCGCGAGCAAGCTGGCCGAAGAGGTTGGCGTTGCCGTTTCGACCATCACGCGGGCAGCGAGCGGAGAAACGCTCCCCAACCCGCCTACTCGAAAGAGAATATTGGAAGCCACTGGCGGTGCAGTCACCGCAGCCGACCTCTTCGCTGAACACGAAGAGCATCTGGTGAAAGCCGCATGAGCGTCTATTTCATCAAGCCCATCGGGATGGATGGTCCGATCAAGATCGGCCAGAGCAAGGCCCCCGGAACTCGCGCCCGAGAACTGTCGCGCTGGTCGCCGTTCCCTCTTGAGGTCGTGGCGGAAATTGATGGCGGACGCGAGCTCGAAGAGCGCTTTCACGCTGCTTTCATCGATCACCATGAACACCTTGAATGGTTTTCGGCTCACCCGGACATTCTCGGCGCGATCGCCAGCATCAATGCCGGCACGTTCGATATCGGCGTCCTGCCTCGCGCAAGCGGGCCAATCCGAGGACTGAAGAAGCGGCAGGCGACGTGGACCGAGATCGATTACGATTACTACAGCCTGCTGCTGCAATATTATTCCCACGATCGGAAGGCGCATGGATGGCGCGTCGACGTCCTTCAAGGCACCGCTTTTGCCAATCTGGATCACGACAAGAAACTCGCCAAAATAGCTGACCTGCGCACGTTCTTGTCTCGCCCGGCAAGGCTCGCCGCATGAATCCCCCCCGCTCGCCTGGGTCGCCTAGCGAGCAGTCCCCGGCGGCGACCCCTTTCGCCGCCGGGGGCGAACGGCTGTCCGCGCTCGGCAAACTGCTGAGCCAGCCCTTCATGGTCGAAGACGTCAGCGAGGCAGGCTCCCCGCTGTTCGTCGCGATGCCGCTGAAATTCCTGCGCTTCGACCACGCGAGCGGTCGGTGTGTGGATCATGCCCTTCATTCCAAACCGAATAGCGAGAGAGGCGGATAAGATCATGTCGCACGACGACAATATCACGGCGCGAACGAAACGCACCCAGCAGACGGTCTTCCGCGAGGCTCAGGCGCGCGGGCTGACGCTCAAGGTGATCGCGATCGACAGCGGGCTCGGCTACACGACGATCCAGTCCTATGCCCGCGGCGAGGCGGCCATGTCGCTGCCCGCGCTGGTGAAGCTGATCGGCGTGATCCCCGCCGACCTGCTTTCGATGCTCTTCCCCGACGGCTGCCGAGCCTGCTGCATCGGAGGCCGCGTAAATGTCGGCCTTTGAAGCAGCCCTTAATTCTCGCCGGAACGCTGTTGACCTCGAAGCAGAAGCGCGGTTCGCTTCAGATCTCGCGGTATCTCGTGCGGAAAATCGGCGGAGGTTACGGCGTCTAGCGCTTCTGCGTAGCGCTCTAATCGGGATATCACTGGCTCCCGCAGCGGCGGTTGCAGCATTCCTGCTTGCTCTAGCAGCATCACTAGGTGCTGCTGCATCACAATCGATTCTATCGTCAGCTCCACAAGAAGCTCGATATCCTTTTTCATGCGTCACTACTCCTGCTGGTCTGGATAACCGCTGGGTAGCCGAAGGCTCGGCGGGGTCAATCCGCCGGGCCGGAGGCGCCGCATGAACGCGGTCGCTCACATAGAGCCGGAAGCGACTTTCGAGCGCGTGCCGCCGGTCGGCGTGAAGTTCCACGAGCACGCTGGGCTTTTCCCATGGATCGAAGGCGCCGAGTTCGAGGAACTCAAGGCCGACATCGCTGAAAATGGCATTCGCGAGCCGATTGTCTTCTTCGACGGCCAAATCCTCGACGGCCGCAATCGCTATATGGCAGCCCGCGACCTTGGGATCGAGTATCCGCGCGTCGAATATCAGGGCGATGATCCGCTCGGCTATGTCATCAGCCTCAACCTGCGCCGCCGCCATATGAGCGAAAGCCAGCGCGGAATGGTCGCTGCGAAGCTCGCAAAAATGCCGCGAGGCGGGGATCGCAAGAGCGATGCGTTTGATCAAACCGCAAATTTGCGGACTGATCAGGCAGCGGCGGTGATGAATGTCTCGCCCCGCACAGTAGAGGCGGCCCGCAAGGTTCAAGAGATTGGCGTCCCCGCATTGGTCGCCGCCGTGGAAACCGGCGTCGTGTCGGTATCCGCGGCGGCAGAGGTCGCCAAGTTGCCGGTCGAAGAGGTGCAGGCGCTCGTCGACAAAGGCCCGGTCGCTGTCAAGCAAGCCGCTCGCGATATTCGCGAGCATCGTCCGGCACCGCGCCCCGTCATCGACCACAAGGGCAGAGACCCGCTCGATTTCAACCGCGCGATGCACTTCCGCGGGATGCTTCGCGACTACGCGCGCGAGCTGGCTGACTGCGACTTTTCCGACATCTTGCATCGCCTCACCGAGGACGAGCGCAAAGAGGTTCGCATTGTGATCGGCCGTATCGATGCGGCGCACTCCGCCATCATCGAAGGACTTTGAACGATGAGCGACATCACCAAGCAGGTTCGCAAGGAAATCCACGACACGCTCGATAAGGGCTTGATCGTCGATCAAGACGAAATCGCTGCGGCGATCATTGGCGCGCGCCCCGACATTCACGGCGGCGACGCTGAGTTCTATCGCCTGTTCGCGTTTGAACATGCCCGCGATGTCGCCCGGTCCTGCATCAAGAAGGCGAAGGCGGCCGACCTCGATCCCGAGTTGCAGTTGACGCTCCCCGGCTTCGATCATTTGCAGAAGGCCTATTTTGTTCGCCGGGGCCGGCGCAACCTGCTCGTGCCGGTCGATCAGTGCACCGACATCGAATTGCTCGCGCGTGCGAAGGAGTATGACGAGATGGCCAAGGGCTGTCGCGCTCATGCTCGCGAAATCCGCGAATATGTCGCGGCCCGCGCCGGACAAGCCGCATGAATCCCCCCCGCTCGCCTGGGTCGCCTAGCGAGCAGTCCCCGGCGGCGACCCCTTTCGCCGCCGGGGGCGAACGGCTGTCCGCGCTCGGCAAACTGCTGAGCCAGCCCTTCATGGTCGAAGACGTCAGCGAGGCAGGCTCCCCGCTGTTCGTCGCGATGCCGCTGAAATTCCTGCGCTTCGACCACGCGAGCGGTCGGTGTGTGGATCATGCCCTTCATTCCAAACCGAATAGCGAGAGAGGCGGATAAGATCATGTCGCACGACGACAATATCACGGCGCGAACGAAACGCACCCAGCAGACGGTCTTCCGCGAGGCTCAGGCGCGCGGGCTGACGCTCAAGGTGATCGCGATCGACAGCGGGCTCGGCTACACGACGATCCAGTCCTATGCCCGCGGCGAGGCGGCCATGTCGCTGCCCGCGCTGGTGAAGCTGATCGGCGTGATCCCCGCCGACCTGCTTTCGATGCTCTTCCCCGACGGCTGGCAGCTTGTCCCGGCCCCCGAGGACATCAACCACGACGAGTTCTGCGACCTCATCACCGAATATCGGCAGATGAAGGACGAAGCGCACAAGCCGGAAAGCCCGGCTGGCCGCGACCTTGCTCCCTGCGAACTGGATAAGCTCGACCGCAAGGTTGCGCAGATTCGGGGGGCGTGATGACGTGGACCTCGGACCTCGCGCTATCCGCTCTCTGGTTCGGAGCTGGCGCCGCCGCAGCATGGCGCTTCACGAAGCTCCACTACCAATCCCGCCTGAGCGCGGCGACGCAATCGGCCAACCTGTTTGCAGCATGGTGGGAACGCGACAGCGCGAAGATGCTGACCCTACAGGCGCAACTCGACCTGATCCATCAACAGCATGTCGAAGCGGGCAAGAAGGCGCATGAGCCGTGGAAGGCCCTGCGCCGCGAGACGACCGACAAACTCATGGATTGCCTCGCCAATCGAGACAACCCGCCCAGCGCTTCAAAACCGGCGCCGGGCATTCCTGCGGGGCGTCAGCGGCCCCAGAGAAAGAGCGGAAGGCGGCAGGTAACGCCTCTTCCCGGACAGGACACGGGCGCGGGCATCCTCCCCGACGCGACGCCGCGGGCAAGCGAGGGAAATTCGTCCTTCGATCCCTGCCGCCGAAACCGTGCCGGACATTCCGCTCCCGCTGCAACCACCCTGAAAGGAGCCTCAAATGGCTAAAAAAGACGACGGCCCGCAGAACGGCGGCGCCATTGAGCAGCCCGATTTCGAGAAGGCCGCTCGAATCCTGAAACGCGATGTCAAACCTGCCGAAGAAAAGGTCGGCGAGCACGCGCAGATGATTTCGACCGCGATCAAGGCCATCGCCAAGGAATGCCACGTCAACACGAAGGCGGCCCGTCTCGTCTTCTGGCTGTCGAAGCAATCCGACGAGAAGGCCGATGACTTCCTGCGCTCGTTCACCGGCATGTGCGAAGCGATGGACGTTGGCCTGACGACCGATCTGGTCGACGCGGCCGAGGGCAAGGAAGCGCCGGCGATCGTGCCGACGAAGCAGGCGAAGCCGCTTGAATTGGCGACGCTCAACTGATGACCCGCATCCTCGCCTGCGATCTCTCGAAAGCGAGCACCGGACTGGCCGGGTGGGATGGCAACGCCTCCCGCCCGGTTGTCATCTCGCAGAAGCTCGGAGAACCAAACCTGACCGAGCCAGGCCGCGTCTTCGCGCGCCTGCACATGATGCTCAACGATATGTGGATGACGATGGGAGGGTTCGACGTGATCTATGTCGAAAAGCCTCTGGACGTGTCGGTGATGGCCAAGGCACAGAATTTCGAGGCGCCCTATCTGCTTTACGGCCTCGCCGCCCATGCTGCGAGCTTTGCCGAAGCGAAAGGAGCCCGCCTCAATCTCACCCACCTGAAGAGTTGGCGAGCCGCCTTCATCGGCAAGCAGAAGATCGGGACAAAGCGTCAGACGCTCAAGGAACTGACGATCGAGCGCTGCCGTCAACTCGGGTTCAACCCCCGCAATGATGACGAAGCAGATGCCTTCGGATTGCTGTGCTGGGCCTGTGATGTCGAACGCACGCCAGCCCCATGGATCGCCGACGAAGTTCTGCGGCCTGCGCTGGGGGGCGTGGCGTGAAAGCTGCTTCCTGCTTCTCTGGCATTGGCGGCGCCGAACTCGCACTCCCCGAGGCTGACTGGCTGTGGTGCGCAGAGATCGAGCCGTTCCCGTCCGCTGTCCTCGCCCAGCGTTTCGGCCATGCGAACCTTGGCGACGTTCTCGCTCCCGATTTCATTGACCGCGCGCTGGCATTCGGCCCGCTCGACCTGCTTTGCGGCGGACCTCCCTGTCAAGCATTCAGCATTGCGGGAAACCGGCTTTCGATGGCCGACCCGCGCGGCAATCTTTCCCTTCGCTTCGTTCAGGTGGCCCATGCAATTAGACCTCGAAACCTTCTTGTCGAGAACGTCCCCGGCTGGCTCAACACCCCCGACAATGCCTTCGGATGTTTCTTGGGCGCAATTGTCGGCGGAGATGATGCCGTCCTACCGTGCGCCATGCCGGCGCGAGGAAAGTCGAACGCTGGATGGAAATGGCGCGCCGCGGGCAAAGCGTGGATGCTCCGAGAGCCAGACGAAGGCGGATTGCCCATCTATATCGACGACCCCGAAGAACATGATCCCAGCGAAATCCAGCAGGTCGAACTCGACGCCTGCCATGTTCCCGTCTGGCCAAGTGCAGGTATGGTTGCCGGGCCAATCGGACGGGCGGCTTGGCGGGTTCTCGATGCTCAATACGCAGGCTTGGCGCAACGACGCCTCCGTGTGTTCGTTGTCGTCGATTTTGGAGACGGCGCCGATCCCGCGGCAGTATTATTTGAGCGCCAAGGCCTGCTTGGGAATCATCCGCCGAGCCGTGAAACGGGGGAAGGAGTTACCGGAACTCTTAGCGCGCGCGCTCAAGGCGGTGGTGGGCTTGGGACGGACTTTGAGATAGACGGGGGCCTGGCCCCCGTCTGCGCCGACATAGCGCCCACGCTCAACGCGGCATTCGGCGACAAGCAAGGCATCGAAGATCAGAACATCAATGGAGGGGGGGGCTATTCGTTGCCAGCCGTCTCGATGTGCCTCAACGCGGGTGCAATGGGACGGATCGACGCCGAGAGCGAGACGCTGATTCCCGTCAACAGGTGCGACTTCGATGATGTCGCCCACACCCTTCGCGGCGTCCGCAGCATGGGGCACGACAAGAGCCATGCGAACGGTGGCGGGCAGATGGCGGTCGCCTTCGCGCTACGCGGCCGCGAAGAAGGCGCGGTTCCAGAAATGGAAGGCGATGGTTCGCGCGTTGGGGCGCTTCGCTCGGCAAGCGGCGGATCGTCTCGCGACTATGTGGCTACAAGCGAACCTGTCGCCTTCGCGCAGAACCAGCGCGACGAGCTGCGCACCATGGACGTAGCTGGCTCTCTGGCCGCCGAACCGGGCATGAAGCAGCAAACCTATGTCGCGACCCAATGGGCCGTCCGTCGCCTCACCGTCACCGAATGCGAGCGCCTTCAGGGCTATCCAGACGGGCACACGCTGATCGAGTTCGGTTCCCGCCGCACGGTCGAACCCGACATGGCGGAATATCTCCGCAGCAAGGGCGTGATCGTCGAGGCCGACAACAGGACCGGCAAGCTCAAGACGAACGCGGCCGCTGACGGACCACGATACAAATCATTGGGCAATGCGTGGGCCGTCGCTTGCGTTCGCCCGATCGCGCTCAAGATTTACCGACTTCTCGCGGAGGGCCTCGCCGCATGACGCCCGACCAGCAGAAATTCCAACGCGACCTCGCCCGCAAGCACATCGCCCGAGCGCGAGAGGCGGCGAAGTCACACCCAATGTCCGACCAGCGCATTGCCGCGGCGATTGCCCCGACGATCGGCGCAGAGGTCGGTCAAGTTCTCAAATGGATGAGGGAGATGCCGAATGGCTGATGATTGGCAGGTGGGAGATTTGGCGCTGTGCGTCATTGGCGGTCCGCGAGGCTGCATCAAATCCCCCCACGATGAGTGGCCGGTGCACGGCCGCGTTTATACCGTGTCGTCCGTCCTCGAGGAATATTTCCTCGCCGGCATGGTCGGGCCCATCGAGTTAATCGAAATGAAGACAGCGCTCGAATTGGAGAACGGCCCTAGCAACGTCGATTCCAGCGGGACGCGCAATTCAGTCTGGCCGGCTGAGCGCTTCCGCAAGGTCACACCCCCAGAGGCCGACGAGTTCGACCGCGAGACAATCGACCTGATGAACGGCGCTCCTGTCGGGGAGCCGGTGGCATGAGCCCGAACCAAGCGATCGTCTTTAGCGTCATCGCCGGCATCATCGAACGGGGCGAGGCCTGCCCGCAAAACCGTGACATCGCGGAGATGGCGGGCATCCCCTTCAACACCACGACGTCGGCAATCGAAGGCCTGAAAGCGGCCTGCAAGATCAAGATCGAGAATTTCGGCAAGCACGGCCGCGTCATCACCATCGTGGACACCGGCCAGCATTCGGCCTGGCCCGAGATGGTGACGCGCCAGTCGGTCCCGAACGATAGCTTCAAGGCCATCGTGCCCCCTCCCCGCGATCCATGCTGGAAATGCGGCACAAGGGGCGACATCGGCTGCGAGCATCAACGGTGGGCCGCATAATGCCCGCCATCAAGATCGCCGAGCGCAACGAGCTTATCCGCCGCCTACGCGAAGTCCCTATCGGCCAAGTGCGCCGCGAATGCGCAGAGCGTGGTCGACCGCGGTCCTATCTGACGCTCGCCCGGCTTGCGAAGGCCGATGACGACGCGCGCGAGATCGGGGCCATCTCCATAGGTGATGCGGCTGCGAACGTCCTCTCTCGGATGCAGGTGGCCGATGACTGAGATCCGGCCTCCGTCGAATATCGAGGCAGAAGCAGCGCTTCTGGGCGCCATGATGATCGAGAACAAGGTCATCGACGGAATCGCTGATGCGGTATCGCCCGGCGACTTCTTCGAGCCCTTGCACGGCCGCATGTTCGACGCGATCGTCTCTCTGTTCGGCCAAGGCAAGGCGGCGAACCCCGTCACCCTCAAGCCTCTTTTCGATAATGACGAGGCTATGACTGCGGTTGGCGGCGTCGGCTATATGGCGAAGCTGACAGGATCGAGCGCTGGCATCATCGGCGCGCGCGACTTCGCAATCCAGATCAAGGAAATGGCCGAGCGCCGCCGCATCCTCGCCGCGCTGGATGATGCCCGCGCTGCGGCGCTCGACACGGCCACGCCGATGACCGCCCTATCGTCCGTCGTTGAGCAGGTCGTGGAGGTCAGTGGTTCCGACAATGGCGCGGTTGAGGTTGGCCTTGGCGCCGGCGCCGACATGCTTTTCGACGGCCATAGGAACGGCGGCGGTATATCGTGCAACGACATCCGCTGCCTCGATAAGCTCGTATCTGGCCTGAAGCCCAAGCAGATGATGGTCGTCGCGGGCCGCCCCGGCATGGGGAAAACCGCCGTCGCTGTCTCCTATGGCATGGGGGTCGCGTCGCAGAATATCGGTGTGCTGTTCATCACCAAGGAGATGTCCGCGGCGGAATTGACCGGTCGATGCCTCTCCGATCGCATGTTCAGTCGCAACGCTATCCCATATGAGCGCATCGCCAATGGATGGATGAGCGATGACGAACGCCGGCGCATCGCGAGCCTGGCCTCCGAAATCGACCGCTTGCCCTTCAAGATTGTGGATAGCGCCCGCGTAACGCCTGCTCGCGTCAACACATGGGTCCGTCGGTGGAAGCGCCGCTTCAAGGCTCAGGGTATCGATCTTGGCCTCGTGGTGATCGACTATTTGCAGCTTATGGACCCGGACAAGGACCAAGGGAGCCGATACGCCAATATCACGGACATTTCCGGCAAGCTGAAGCAGATCGCCAAGGAGCATGGCGTTCCCATAATGGCGCTTGCCCAGCTCAGCCGTGACACCGAGCGTCGCGACGATAAGCGGCCGAAGATCGCCGACCTGAAGGACACAGGAGCGATCGAGCAAGACGCAGATATGATCCTGCTCTTGCTCCGCGAGGAATATTACCTCGAGCAATCCAAGCCCGATGAGATGCATCCCGACTTCCCGACTTGGGAGAACGCCATGCGTCAGAGCGAGGGGCAGATCGAGTTCATCATGGCGAAGAAGCGCGACGGGCGCACCGGGTCATCTGTCGGGCAGTTTCACGGGCAATACCAGGCGGTGCGGGGATGAGTGACGACGGCTGGTTCAAGGTTGCTCGGGGATGGAGGAAAAACCCCCTGTTCGGCGACGACCCTCTTTCCAAGGGGGAAGCATGGCTGTGGCTCATCGAGAACGCCTGCCATGCCCCGCGCCCGTTCGACGCGATGGGCACCGTTATCACCGTCGAGCGCGGGCAGATCGCAACATCGGTTCGCAGGCTCGCCGAGGCGTGGAAGTGGTCGAAGTCGAGCGTCGACCGATTTCTTGCCCGTTTAAAAACCGGGACAGGTGATGGGCCAATGATCGAGACAGATGTTGGGACAGGGCAAATGGTGATAACAATATGTAATTACGAGAAATATCAGGGAGGACGCAAAAGCTCTGGGACACAGGATGGGACGCAAATCGGGACACCTGATGGGACACTTCTGGGACAGCAGCGGGACACAAATAAAGAATTAAATAATTCCCTTCCTATCGGAAGGGGCGCCGAAGCGCCGAACCCGATCGATCTGAAAGCCATGGTCTTCGCCAGTGGGCGCAAGCTCCTGACCGACGGTGGGACCGACCCAAAGCACGCCGGCGGAATCGTCGGCCGTTGGCGCAAGACCCATGGCGATGCCGTGATCCTCGATTTGCTCGCCCGATGCCAGGCCGAGCGTCCCGAGGTTCCGCTGGAATGGATGCAGGCGGCATTGCGCTCGACATCGCCTGATGGCCAAGGATCCCGGCAAGGCAGCTTCTTCAACGATCGCCGCGGATCGGAGCGTCCATTCTACGAGGTTGTCGCTGAGCGCCGCAAGACGGGAGCGGGCGCATGAGCCACCACAAGCCCGGCGGCCTCGACCGAACCTCGCTCACTCGCTTGGCCGACGCGATGAAGGACCCGAACCCCGAGAACGGCCGAGATGCGAGCCGCGAGATGTGGTGGAGGTCCGACCGTAAGTTCGCATTCTTCAACCTCGATCACCTGACCTGGCCAGAGCAGACGCAGGTCAAAATGCTGTTTGAGCAGATTTTCGGGGAGAAAGCGGAATGATCGAGCAGCATGACGACAACTACGGCCTCGACCGGGACACCGAGCAGGCCGCAGACCGCATCGCCCGCGCGCTGATGAGCCATGATCCAGTTGCCGCGGTCGAAGCGGTGAAGGCGAAGGAGGCGGCGCGACGTGATGGCATGATCGCCCGCGACCGCGAGGATGCCGAGCGCGAGGCGGCGCGGCAGGCTGCGATGATCCAGGTCGCGGACGGGCTGACGGTCAACATCGGCAACACCGTGGTCGAGCCGACGCCGGAATGGCTTGCCAAAGGGGAAAGCAGAGTCGTTGCGGTCGGCGGCGAGCGTTGGACCGATGTGCCGATGAGCACGCGCCGCCGGGTCGTGACCAGCCATTATGAGCGGGCCTACAACGCGGGCCGCATCACGGCGCGCCAGAGCAAGGCTTGCGCATGGTATTGCGAGCAGCACGAGCGCAGCGGCCTCTCGGGCAACGTCAAGTCGACGAACTTCGAGCCCCGCATCGCGGGAACGGCAACCGTCGGCCTGCCCTTCACCCCGTCACAGCTCGACGCGCAGGACGAATTGCGCAATGCCCGCTTGATGATCCCGTCGCGCCTGCGCATCTTCTTCGACAAGGTTGTCCTCGACGACATCGCGATAACGCGGGCCTCGAAGCTGGTTCACGCCGGGCGCCATCCCCTCGACAGCCTGCGGTGCTGCGCCGATCGGGTCGCCGACTATGTGGAATATTCGACCGGGAAGCCGATGTGATGAGAGACTGCAAGCAACTGTTTGACAGTTCGAAACGGAAAATATATCAATCCGCCACATCAGAAATTGCGCCCACCGATTTGAGCGCGGTTCCACCCTTCCAAAAATCGCAGGTTTCCTGATGGCGCAGACGGTTTCCATCTCGTCTCGGATCGAGGCATTGGAAGCCGCTGAGCGGCGCATTTCAGCGATCGAAGAGACGAAACTGTCGTCCAAGCCGATGGCGGAAGCGCTGTCGGTTTCGTGGCCTACGCTGCGCGCATGGTGCGACCTTCCGGCCTTCGCCGACAGCGGCGCGTTCATTCGCGGCGGGAACGGCATCGAATGGGAGTTCGATCCCAAGAAAACGGTCGCTGCTCTGCTCGCCCATTTCCGAGGCGAAATTGCGCGGCGCCAGGATCGCAACCGCCGCGTCGTGGAATCGGTCGGGCTCGACATGGACCCGGACGAAGCGGGCCGCATCGACATGGCCGAGCTCACCAAGCAGGTGAACCTCACGCTCGCCATCCAAGAGAACAAGATGAAGTCGGGCGGCTATGTCCCGGCAACCGATCTGCGGGACTTCCTCCGCGGCTATAACCAGTCGGCGGTTTCAGCGGTGCTCGGGGTCGGGTCCAAGATCGACCCAACCGGCGCCCTGCCCGCCAGCATCCGCACAGCGATGACCGAGGAACTGCGCAAGGTCGCGGTCGGAATGCAGTCGATGTGCAGCAAATTCGTCGGGGAGTTCGGTGCGGGTTCTAACCAAGCAGGAGATCGCGGAAGCATGTGAGCTGATCGCGCAGGATGCGTTCTGCGCCGACATCTTCGACATTGCGACCGAAACGCTCCGCTTCCTCGATCCCCCGCGGGAAATATCGACCCTCGAATATTCGATCGAGCATCGCAAAATCCGCCAGTCCGATGGCGAGACGGCCGATTGGTCGCTCGACCTCACCCCATATCTCGCCCAGCCGATGGCGGCGCTCGATGCTCCGGGCATTCACGAGGTCATCGTCCCCAAGCCCGCGCGATCGGGCGGGACCGTGGTCGCGGAGAACTATGCGCTCAAGACGATGGAGTTCGGCCCCGCCGGCGACATCATGTGGTATCTCGCAGGCCCCGATGAGGTCGGCAGCTATGCAGAGCGCGTTTTCAAGCCGCTGTTTGAAGATCACGAAGGCGTAGCGGCGAAGATCGGCGGCGGCCCGAGCGACAACACGCTGCGCCGCAAGCGCATCGGCGGCTATACGGTCGAATTGCTCGCGATGTCGGGCAAGACCACGACCAACCGCCAAGGCCGGTTCATCGTCTTCGACGAGCCGGACAGCTACAGCAAGAAGTTCACGTCGAACTTCCTCGAGCAAGGTCGCCAGCGCCAGCGCATGGTCGGCAGCTTGCGCAAGATTTACGCCTGCGCGCACCCGGACATCGGATGGTCGGGCGGTATCGCCCAGGCATGGACGCAATCGAGCCGCGGCATTTTCGTGATGGCCTGCGCCGAATGCGGCGGCCATGCCTCGCCATATCCGACCAAGCATTGGCCAGACGTCCCCAGGTTCCGGCTGGATTACAAGCGAGCGCCCGAACGAACGCCGATCGGCGACCGGCTCAAGATGGCGCGGGAGACGGCGGCCATGATCTGCCCTCATTGCGGCGTCGAACTGGACGATGCGCAGCGCAAGGAAATGGTCGCGGCCGGGGATTACATGCACGCCGGGCAATCGCTCGACGTTGACCTCGGCATCATGGGCGAGATCGACCCGACGATCACCATGGGTTTCTGGATCCATGCGTTGATGGTTTCGCAGGTCACGCTCGCGGAACTGGCCGTGGAAATGGAAGGCGCGATCGAGCATCGCGAGCGCACCGGCAAGACCGACAAGCTGAGCAAGATCATGGTGCGCACCTTCGGGGAGGTTTTCGAAGGCGCGGCTGGATCGGAAAGCGTCGATGCTGCCGTGCTGCGCGAACGCACGAAGTCGATGGCGACCGCAGACGAAGCGGTGAGCTACCGCATGGGCGAGGTTCCCGATGGCGTCCTGTTCGCCACCGCGGCGATCGACACCGGCGGCAACCGCTTCGATGTCGTGATACGCGGATGGGATTTGGAGCGCCGGTCATGGCTGATCGACCGCTTTACGATCCGGCAGCGAATGCACCCCGATGGCGTCATGCGCGACATTCGCCCGACCCGCGTTGCAGACGATTGGCTGGTTCTCGAAAGCCAGGTGATTGACCGGCTCATCCCGCTGCAATCGGACCCTTCGAAGGCCATGCCGGTTGCGGTCACGATGATCGACACCGGTGACGGCAACGCGACATGGCTCGCCTATGAGTTCGCGCGCCGGATGGACAAGAAGCGCTGGGGCGACTGGCGCAAGGTGCGGTGCATCAAGGGCGTCGGCGGAAAGCGCGAGAGGCTTTCAGCGCCGACGAAGATCAGCAAGGACAGCGAAGGCAAGGTCGTCAAGCCGGTCATCACGCTGCACACGCTCGGGGTCGATGACTTGAAGCGCGACACGGTGACGGACCTCGCGATTGCCGACGGCTCGCCCGGCCAATGCTACTTCGCGCTCAACATGCCGAAGGACGCCTTCGACGAGTTTTTCAATGAGACAGAGCAGGAAGGCAAATGGGTGCGCAGCGGGCCGAACGAGAGCCTGGACTGCTACGCCTACGCCGAAGCTGGCCGCATCCTGCTTGAGCCCGACCGCAAGGATCGATGCTGGTTCGGGCCCCTGCCCCGTCCGGTATGGGCGCGTCCGGTCAGCCTTGTCGCTGACGAGGAAGATGCGGCGCCCGAGCCGAAAGCCGAACCCAAGAAACCTGCCAAGGCGTCGCTGCTAGACCGCTTCGACAGGCTCAACTCGCGCGGATGACCGCGAACGAAAAGGACCGACCGATGGACGCATTCATCTTCAACCAGCGGGTCAAGCATGGCCGGCTCGATTTTCACCCGACCGTTGTTTACGGCTTCGAGGATCCCGACGCTGCGCCCTATTTTGCGGCGTGCGGCTGGGGCGAGGCGACCGATGCTGAAGTGGTGGTGCCGATCGGCATCGACGAGCTCGATATTGATCCCTGCACCGTCTGGGGCAACGGCGAGAACCGCGGCAAGTTCGTGATGCCGGAACGCGCCGCCGAAGCGCGCGGGATCACGCTGGAAGAAGCGCAGGCATACGTCTGGGATGGCCGCGAAGTCCTCATCAACAATGGCGGGGTGAACTGACATGGCGAAGCGCATGAGCGATGGCGGCGCCGACGCTGCCCTGACCTATTGGACCGATGCCGACGTCTATGCGCTCTGCTCGGCCGAACCGACCAGCTACACCGAAGGCAACTCGACCTATAAGCTGGGCGGGACGACTCCGACCTTCGACGCAATTGCGAACGGTGACGTTTCGGGCCGCAAGCGCGGCGTCCAGGCGAAGTCGGGCATTTCGATCGCAACCAGCGGCACGGTGACGCACGCTTTCCTCGGCAAGTCCGGGGACTCGACGCTGCGTTATGTCACGACCACCGCATCGCAGGCCGTTGCGGCATCTGGCACCGCCGATGCTGGCGCGTGGGCTGTCGAAGTCCGCGACCCAACCTGACCCTGACGGCGGGCTAGGCCGTGGCCAGCACCCTCACGGCAGGTGATATTCTTGGGATTTACCAAGGCTATTATCCTGCCTTTAGTGCCGGATCGCTTTCTCCTGACACATTTGGCGGGTTCACCTGCACCGTTCTTGCGACCGGCTTTACAGCAGGTCGCATTTCCGCGTCATTCTCAGGCGATGCGACGGCGTTTTTGGCCGGAAAAGCTATCAGCGTTAATGGCACCGCCTATTCCACGATAGCGAGCGGCCCGACATACGACAGCGGCTCAAATACGACTTCGATTGAATGGGCCTACGCTCCTGGCAATTTCAGCACCACGCCTGGAAGCAACGAATACACAATCGACATTGGCGCTGGAGGTCCCGCATCCCCCAACATCACTAGCCCCTCGACCGTCCCGAACCTGATCGGCACGAAGCTGGCGCACACGATCACCGCCGACAAGACGATTGCCTCGACCGCGATCACGGGCGGGGCCGATGCGGCAGAGTTCGAGATCAACGGCACGGCGGGACTGCGCTTCGCTGGTGACGCAAATTCGGACACGGCTGGCAGCTATGTCGTCGAAGTCACGATCACCGACACCGACGGATTGACCGCTAGCCAGACGATCACCGTCCCGGTCAAATATATCCTCTACGTCGGGGGCAAGACGTGGAGCCGGGCTGGTGCGACGACCACGACGAACGTGTCGCTCACCGACCTGACGGGCGGCGTTGCAAGCGCGCCCGCCGAGAATGATTATGTCGTCGTGATGCAGGGCATCGGCTCGAACGCCGATCGCGCCGTTGCCACGACGTCGGGTTACACCGAACTGGCGGACATCTACGCCAACGGGACGACCTATGACGCCAATCTCGGCGTCGATGCGAAGTTCATGGGCTCGACGCCCGACACGACGGTCACGATCGGCTCATCAGGCAGCGCGAACGATGCGCAGGCCGCGCGGATCATGGTCTTTCGCGGGGTCGATCTTACGACGCCGATGGACGTTGCGGTCGTCACGGCAACCGGGACAGGGACGGCCAAGCCGAACCCCGGCGCGATTACGCCGATCACGACGGGATCGGTGGGCGTGTTCTCTGGCGCGCAGGCCGCGGCGACGGCTGCGGCGCTCACATCGTCCGACCTGACGGCATTCGCATCGGTCAATCAGGCCGACACGAACGATATTGCTGTTGGTGCGGGCTACATCGAATGGTCGGGCAGCGGGGCAATGGACCCGGCTGTTTTTGGCGGCGGGTCGAACAACAGCGCGAATAGTTGGGCGGCGGTGTCGATCGCGCTGCGTCCGGCCTATACGAGCGGGGGCCCCGCAGCGGTAACGCCCAACAATGCCGCCCACACGCACACCGCATCCTCGCCCACGCTGTCGGCCAAATCGAGCGTCACGGCCAATTCGGCAGCGCACAGCCAGACGGCGACCAGCCCGAGCCTGGCAGCGCAGGCGACGATCAGCCCCGACGGCGCGGCACACGCCCACAGCGCGACCAGCCCGACGATAGCGCGCACGATCATACGGCAAGCGAACCGAGCCTGTCAGCCGCATCCACGGTGGCGCCGGATGACGCTGCCCACGCATCAAGCGCGACAAGCCCGACCATCTCGACGGGCGGCTCGGTGGCGGTGGACAGCACGGCGCACGACCATGCGGCATCCTCGCCAACGATCGCGGCGCAATCAGCCGTGCAACCGGATGACGCTGCCCATGCGCTGGCATCGACCAGTCCGACGGTATCGGCGGCCAGTTCGGTGCAGCCGGACGACACAAGCCATGCGCAGGCCGCGACAAGCCCGTCGGTGGCCGCAAAGGCATCGGTGAGCGTCGATAGCGCGGCCCATGCTCAGGAGGCGACCAGCCCGGCGCTTTCAGGCTCTCTGGCTATCGTGCCAGCCTCCGCGGTCCACGCGCACACGGCAGGGCAACCGACGATCGCCTGGAATAGCATGATCGCGGCCAACGACGCGGCGCATGAAACGACATCGACCTCGCCGAGCATTGCGGCGCGGTCAGTAATCACGCCGGATTCGGCGGCGCACGATCAGGTGGCGACATCGCCCCTGCTCGCTTCGGCCAGTTCGATCGCGGTGGCATCAGCCTTCCACGATCATCTGGCTTCTTCGCCGACAATCAGGATCACGCTTCCATCGTCCGACCGCCGGGCAGTTGGAAGCCCGCGACCGCGCAACGTCGCGACCACCGAACAAAGCCGCGTTGCCTCTCCAAGCCGGGAGGCGCGCATCGCCCAACCCGCCAGACCGCCGCGCGTGGTCGCGACCGCAACTCGGAAGAGGATCGCATCTTGAGCGCCAACTGGCCTGCAAAAGACCCTGACGAGGTTTTCGACTATTCGTGGGACGTCCCGCTCGACGAGGGCGACACGATCAGCGGAACCCCGACACGCACGCTCATCACCGGGACGGTGAATGTCGAAGAACCGACGTTCAGCGGCGCGCGGATCACCGTCTATATTTCGGGCGGCGCTTCGGGCGAGACGGCGGTCATCGAATTGACTTGCCAGACCTCGGGCGGGCGGACGTTTCAGGAAACATTCGTGCTGCCGATCAAGGATTCGGCGACGGCACCGACCGATGCGGAAAACCTGCGCGCGGACATCGTGGCGCTCGAAGCGGCACAGATGAGCCTCGCGTCGGGCAAGATGGTGACGGAAGTCTGGCGCAGCGGCCGGCGCCTGATCTACGGCAAGGTCACGCTGGAATCGCTGCAAACGCTGATCGCGTTCAAGACGCGCAAGCTGGAAGAGGCCGAGCAGGCCGCGCAGGGCAAGAAGCGCCGCCGCGCCATCGCGCTGGGCTGGCCGAACTGACATGGGCATGTTCGGGAAAATGGGCGCCGCCTTGACCGCGGCGCGCTCGGCTATGCTCGGCAGCAACCAGCGGGATGCCGCGCGCCGGGACATCTCGGAAATGCGCGGCTGGTCGAAGCGCCCCGGATTTGCGGGAACGGTATCGCAAGGCGACATCGACCTGATCCTCGGCCGCGCGCGCGACCTCGACGAAAACAATGGCTGGATCAATGGCGGCCTTGATCGCCGCGTCGAAGCCGTCATCGGCGGCCGCATCCAGCTTTCCGCGCAGCCCGTTTATTCGCTGCTCGGCCGCGACATCAACTGGCGCATGGAATGGTCGCGCAAGGTGCAGGCCCGGTTCAAGGTCTGGGCGAACGACATTGAGCGCCGCTGCGATGCGCGCCAGCGCCTGACCTTCGGCGCGATGGCGAAGCTGGCTTACCTGACCTATCTGCGCGACGGCGAAGCGGCGGCGGAAGTTCGCGACAGCGACCGCGGCCTGTCGAACCCGACCAACATCATGCTCATCGAACCCGAGCGTATTTCGACGCCGGACTATCGAGTGCATGAAGAAGGGCCCATGCTCCGCAATGGCGTCCGCATGGACGCCGACGGGGCGGCGATCGGCTATTATGTGCGCTCGGGCCACCCAGACGACCCTCATGCGTCGCTGAACGCGACCCGCTGGGACTATATCCCGGCGCGTGGGCCTACCGGGCGCGCGAAGTTCGTCCACGTCTTCGCGCCGCGCCGCGTCGAGCAAATGCGCGGCATCTCCCGCCTCGCCGAAGCGATGGTGCCGTCGAAGATGGTCGACCGGATCGACCGCGCCGAACTGGCCGCGGCGCTCAAGTCGGCGATCTACAGCTTCTTCATCAAATCGCCCGGAACGACCTCGGACATCGAAGAGGCTCTGGCGCCGGGCAGCGAGCAGACCGAAAACGGCTGGATCGACGACTATCTCGACTATCGCGGGCGCAACCCCGTCATAGTCGATAACGCCAGCGTCGTGCATCTCCTGCCCGACGAGGACGTGGTTCAGCCGAATCGGAATAGCCCGAACAGCAATTATCCCGATTTCGTGCGGTTCGTGCTGCAGAAGATCGCCAGCTCGATGGGCCTGAGCTATCCGCAGCTCTCGCAGGACTATGCGGGCATCAACTATTCGTCGGCGCGGACCCTGCTCAACGAAATCTGGCGCGGCCTGCTTGAGGATCGCGTCTATTTCACGCAAGCCTTCCTGACCCCCTTCTATGCCGCATGGCTCGAATGGGAAGTGGCGAACGGCGACATCAAGATCCCCGGCGGCCCGGCGAACTTCTACCGGAACAAGACGGCCATCTGCTTCGCGGAATGGATCGGACCCGGACGCGGCTCGGTCGATCCGAACAAGGAAGCGGATGCGGCGAACAAGGACACCGCAGCCGGACGCACGTCGACGATCGAGCACATCCTCGAACGCGGCCGCGACCCTGACGACGTTCTGGCCGAAGAGGCTTTCTATCAGGCGGCGCGCGAAGGCATGGGCCTCGCCCCCGTTCAGCATGACATCAAAGCATCTGCCGATGGCGCTACCGACACCGGCGCGACCGGGACCGAGCAGGACCGTGACGGCGACGGCGTGCCGATGGAAGACAACCGCAAATCCAAACCGAAGGGGAATGGCCAGTGAGGCAGATCGGCGCAGGGCCGCAGCCCTACACCAATGTCGCGCGGCAGCTTCTCGACCGCCCGTTGGCGATCCTGCCGCACCAGCTTGAGGCGACCCTACTCGCCCTTCAGGCGCGGCTTGGCCTCGTCGAAATTAGCACGATCGATGCCACCGCCATGGAAGCGAAGGCCATGCTCGAGCGCAGCGCGCTGAGCGGCGACGCGCGGCGCGAATGGGACAGCGGACGGTCATTCCATACCGACGGTGAAGTCGCGGTGATCCCGATCGTCGGGACGCTGGTGCCTCGCTTCGGCTGGCTCGATCCGATGTGCGGCATGACCGGCTATGACGGCCTGACGCGCAAGCTGCGCGACGCGGTGCGCGATCCGGCGATCGAGGCTATCTGGTTCGACATCGACAGCCCCGGTGGTGCGGTGGCTGGGCTTGAGCAATTTGTGCTCGAACTCGCCGAACTCGCCGATAGCGGCGGCAAGCCGATCTACGCTTGGGTCAATGAGCAAGCGTGCAGCGCTGCCTATGCCATCGCCTCGACCTGCCACAAGGTCTACGGCCCGGAAACGGCCATGGTCGGCTCGATCGGCTGCTGCATGGCGCATACCGACATCACCGGCGCTCTCGACGAAGCCGGCGTGAAGGTGACGATCATCCGGTCCGGCGAGCGCAAGATGCGCGGGAGCAGCGTTGAAAAGCTCGACAAGGTGACGCTCGCCAAGTTCCAGGCCAGTTGTGACGCGGTGCGCGACCGCTTCGCCCAGATCGTTGCGATGGGCCGCGGCATCACCGTTGACGCCGCGATGGCTACCGAAGCCGACTGGTTCGAAGGCTCTGAGGCCGTCGACCTCGGCCTGATGGACGCCGTGACGACCGAGCGCGAGGCTTGGTCCCGCCTCGAAGAAGAAATCGACCGCAACAAGCGCGAAAGGAGATCGGCCAGATGAGCCGTTTTGCCGGACTTCCCGCTGCCCTCAAGGCCACCAAGGCCTCGTCGGAAGCGCCCGAAGACATCGAAGAACCCGAAGATGACGGCGACGGCACCCCGCCGCCTGCCAAATCCAAGCAGAAGGAGCCTGAGATGGCTGATGAAAATATGAGTGCGGCCCTCGACGCCGCGAAGAAGGAAGGTCACGACGCCGGTTTCAAGGCCGCGACCGATCGCTTCAACGCCGTGATGGCGAGCGAGCATTATGCGGGCCGCGAAGCATCGGCGGCCAAGCTGCTGACCAACGGCGCGCTGTTCTCGGCTTCGGCCGATGACGTCTGCGCTATCCTCGCCGACATGCCGAAGGTCGAACAGACCGCGCTGAGCGAGGAAGATCAGCGCGAAGCCGCCGAAGAAGGCGGCCGCAAGGAAATGAAGGAAACGCTCGGCAAGAGCGCGAACAGCAACATCGACGCCGACGCCGGCAAGGACGGCAAGGCAAAGGCGGAATCGTCCGCAGCCGTTTGGGACACCGCCATCGCGGCGGTCTGCCCGGACGCGCGCAAGTAATCTCTGAACGAAAGGAGCCAAGATCATGGCAACCCTCACCGAAGGAAAGCACGAAGGCGAATTTATCGGCCAGCTCGCGATGGGCATTGGCTACCACGTCGATCAGGTCACGGTCCTGTCGGGCCAGAACCTCGTCGCCGGCGCCGTCGTCGGCAAGGTGACTGCGAGCGGCAAATATGTCGCCTATGACAATGCCGGCACCGATGACGGCCGTCGGTCCGTCGCGGGCATCCTCGTCGCGGCCGTTGACGCCAGTGGCGGCGACGTGGCCACCGGGCGCGTGCTGCTGCGCGGTCCCGCCATCGTCAACAAGAACGACCTCACCTGGGCCGCTGGCATCGACGCCGGCGAGCAGGCCACGGCCATCGCTGCGCTCATGGCGCTCGGCATCAAGGCCGTCTGATCCAATCCACATCGCTGAGCCAGTCACCCGGCAGCACCCGCTGACCGGCAACGGCCCCGCGCATCCAAAGGACATCGAAAATGCACTTCGACATCTTCAATGACGATGCCTTCAGCCTCGCATCGATGACCGCTGCGGTCGAGAAAATGCCCTCTGTTCCGGGCTTTCTCGGTTCGCTCGGTCTGTTCGGTGCTGGGGAAGGCATCACGACCGATACCCTGACCATCGAGCGGAAGGATTATGTCCTGACGCCGATCAAGACCTCGCTCCGCGGCACCGAGCCTCCGATGGGCTCGACCGAAAAGGCCAAGCTGCGCAGCTTCGCCCTTCCGCGCGTCGCGAAGTCGGATCAGGTTTTCGCCCGCGAAATCGCCAACGTCCGCGCGTTCGGCACCGAAAGCGAACTGCTGACGGCCGCCAAGCTCATCACGCAGAAGCAGATGAAGTTGATGCAGGAATATGAGCTGACCATGGAACTGCACCGCCTCGGCGCGATCCAGGGCATCCTGCTCGATACCGACGGCTCGACGCTCTACGATTACTTCACCGAGTTCGGCATCTCGCAGCCGGCGGAAATCGACTTCGACCTCGACAATGCCTCGCCGACGGCTGGCGCTCTGCGCACGCTGATCTCGAACGGCGTCATCCGCCCGATCGCCCGCGCGCTCGGCGCGGCGTGGAACCCCGGCATCCGTATCATCGGCCTGTGCGGTGACACCTTCTACGATCAGTTCTGCAACCATGCGGACGTTCGGACGACCTATAACAACTGGCAGGCAGCGGAATCGCTGCGCACCAGCACGGCGTTCTCGACCTTCCGCTTCGGCGATGTCGAATGGGTCAACTACAAGGGCACCGACGACAACAGCACCGTGGCGGTCGGCACCGGCAAGGTGCAGTTCATCGTCGCGGGCGTTCCCGGCCTCTATCGCCGGATCAACGGCCCCGGCGAAGACTTCGAAACGGTCAACACCCTCGGGCGTCCGATCTATTCGAAGCTGATCCGCGACGACAAGCGCAACCAGTGGGTGCAGCCGGAAATCTATTCCTACCCGCTGCACATGGTGACGCGCCCCGAAGTCCTGCTTCGCGGCAAGAACACCTGATCGACCGGGCGGGGCTTCGGCTCCGCCCTCCCCCACTGACACCGAAAGGATAGAGCCATGCGCATCCGTGCATTGCAGACCTTCACCATCGCCCTGCCCGACCAGATGGTCGTTCTCAACGCTGCGAAAGGGAAGGTCAAAGCCGATGAAGCCGACATCGAGGACAGCATCGCGCAGCAATATATCGACGCCGGGATGGCCGAGATCGTCAAGGGCAAGCCCGCCAAGGACCCCTTGGACCATGACGGGGACGGTCGAAAAGGAGGGGTCGCACCCGCCGCCGAACCGACGAAGGACGAGGCTTCGAACGAAGCCGCCGAAGACAAGGCACCCTGATGCCTTCCCCGCTCGAATCCCTGACCGACGACGCGCTTGATCCCGTCACGGTCGAGCATTTGGGCGACACTTTCACATATACGCCGGCTGGGGGTCAGCCCTCGACCGGCGTCTATGGTTTCGTGGATTACGGCGAGGAAATCGCAAACCCGATGATGCCGGGACCGGGCGTTGTATCGCAGGTGATCAAGGTCCAACTACTCGCGTCGCTCTTTCCAGAGCCTAATTCATCTTGCCGGGTTTCTGGCCTGCATCGTTATCCGGGCGTCATTTATAAGCCTGTTGCTGTGGAGCCGGACGACCGCGGCTTCTGGCGCTTCTCGCTTCAGAAGGTGCCCTCCTGATGGCAAGCGAAACCGCATGGACGAAACTCACCGCCAAGGTGAAGGAAACTCTCGAAGAAGCCGCGACCAGCGACGGCCGCACGCTCAACATCTTCACGTCCGCCGATCGCAGCGACATGGACGCTCTCGGCGAGGCGGACCTTCCCGGCGTCATCATCGGCATGGGCAAGGTCGAGTTCCAGTTTGCCGAGCATATGGCCCAGATGCGGCACGACGGCATCATCCTCTTTTCAGTGCAGAGCGGCATCGAAACCGGGCTGCACATCGATCCGTCCAATCAGGACGTGATCGCCTTCATCGTCGAGACGCTTTCCGCGAGCGATTTTCTCGATGGCTGGGTCGAGTTCCTTGACCCGCTCAGCATGGACGCATCCGAGCAAGCTGCCCCGAATATCGGCGAGGCGCTGCTGACGATGGCCTGCACGCTTTACACCCCGACCGACGACTTCCGCACGATCATCGGAACCGACGGCACCCATCACTGAGAAAGGAATGACCATGGCTCGCAAGCCTGAAGTGCTGGCCGTCGCGCCAGCGCTGCCGAGCGGCAGCGTCGATTTCAACGCCTTCCACGATGCAATCGCGAAGGGCGCCAGCGCCGAAGAGGCTGTGGCCGCCGGGGCCGGAAAGCCCGCGGTCGCTCCCGCCGAAGAAACCCAGCCCGTCGCTGACGACGCGGCCTGATCGAAGGAGATCATTCAATGGCTTTTGCAACCCGTAAGGCCCGCAATACGGCTCTGGCCGTCATTGCGCAGGCGGCGCGCGGCACGTTCGTCGACCCCGCCGCGAACCTCATGCCCTGCTCGAACATGCAGCTCAACATCTCGTCGGTGACGGTCGCCAATCCCGAATATACCGGCTCGGTCGACCAGAACGGCGATGAGATTGTCGGCAAGCAGGCGACGATCAGCTTCGACATCAATCTCCGCGCGCCGGGCGGTTCCGATGTGCCGAGCGCCGGCGCCTTTCTGCCGGGCATCATCCTGAAGAATGCCAAGATGACCGAGGTCATCACGTCGACGGCGATCCCCGCCTCGCCGGAAGCGCTGTCGTCCGGCTCGACGACGGGCTTCACCGGCGGCTCGGGCATGACCGGCACGAAGGACCTCTACAAGGGGATGCTGGTTCGCTTCCCGACGCTCAACGCTGGCCTGCCCGGCATCTCGGCCATCCGCACTAACAGCGCAGCCAAGGTGGTCGAGCTTTGCGAAACCTTCGCCTCGTCGCTCAGCGACGATTACCAGATCCCGAAGCAGCTCGCCTATGTGAACGACATCAGTTCGACCGATCCGGTCCCGCTGTCGCTCAAGGCGTGGCTCGGCGGCAAGCGCTATGATCTCGTCGACTGTCAGGTCACGTCGCTCGCTGTGTCGGTGCAGACCTCGACCACCCGGCAGGGCAGCATCCCGATCCTGCGCGTCACGCTATCGGCGATCATCAATGCCACGGCAGACGAGGCCACCCCGTCGATCCCGGCGCTCGGCCCGACGCCGAAGTATCGCGACGGCAAACAGTTCATCTCGAAGAAGGCTGTCGGCGGCTCGGGATTCGAACTGAACTTCGGCATCCAGACCGATGCAGCGCCGAACCCGAACATGGCGAGCGGCGACGAGGGCGACGAAATCACCTCGAAGCAGATCACGCTCACCCCGAACCTGCTCAGCTATCTCAAGGCGGACTTCGACACGCTCGCGATGGCAGATGCGCAGGCCTATCACAGCTTCTTCGCGCTGTGGGGCTCGGGCTCGGGCCAGATCGTCGGCATCGTCGTCCCCGATGCGCGCTTCAGCCACGCCGGCGATGACCTCGGCGGCACGCACGTCACGCAGTCGCCCCAGATGTGGGTCGACGTGATGAGCAAGGCCGCTGCAATCGTCTTCCCCTACTGGTAATCGAAAGGCTGTCCCCCATGGCCATGCAGAGAATCCCGCTCGACGGCGGCGAAACCATGACATTCACTCCGGCGGCGCTTTCCCATGTGGAGGCGCCGCCTTCTTTCGTGCTGAAGGCGCCGACGCGCCGTGATCGCGAGCGGATGGAATATGCCCTGCTCGAAGAGGGCCTTCGCCATCACAGCGAAGAAGATATGCGCGATACGACCATCGAAGAGCTTTGCCGGCTCTGGGGCGTGACGCGCGAGGACGAGCAGGTCCAGCGCGTCCTCGGATATTGGAAGGCGCTCGACGACTATATCGAGGAAGTGAAGGCGCTCGCGATGGAGGCCGAAGCTGCCCGCGATGCGGGTGAAGACGCCCCGCCCGAGCTGGCGCCGTTCAACCATCCCGATCGCGAAAACGTGAACCAGCTTCTGCAGGATCTTGCCGAAGCCTCGGACATCCTGCGCCGCATGAGCGTCGATGAAATCCGGTGGAACAAGGAATTTCCGCGCTTTGCCATCGCGCATTGCGTGACGCGCTGGACGGGCCTGTCGAAAAATCCCCGGCTCCATGCTGGCATCGTGGAAATGGATAGCGTCTGCGACATGCAGGACGAAATGGTCGAGAAGTTCGGCGATGCCGGGCGAACGGCCCTGAACGAACTCGCCGCAACCGTGATGCGCCGTTTCTACCTCGACCGGAGTGCGGAAAAAAACTCAAAATCGCCTGCGCCGTCAGCGCCGACCCCGCAAGCTACGAAGGAAATTGGGTCGGGCGAGGAAGCTGGGACATCCCCGGAATCGGATCGTTCCAGCGAAACCCCCGGCGAATAGCCGATCCGCAATGCTTCAAGCTCATCCGGCTCTACCATCAATGCGACCGCGGCATGATGGGCCACGACTGGCCGGATGGGCGCGGCCTGCTCGATCAGCCGAACTTGTTGGTCGAGGCTTGGTCGACGATCGGCGTTGCGCTCGAGCGGGCGAAGAAGGGTGAGCCACTTTAAAGGCCGCGTGGCCTTGCCGCCCCGTAGCGCCTTCGACCAGTTCGCGCGCGAATCGATAGGACGACTGCAGGCGGCGGCGCTCAATGCCACGGCGCGCGCTGCCCTTACCGCCAAGCGCAAGCTGCGCGCAGACATGCAGGGCGCTGGGCTCGGCCGCCTGGGCAACGCAGTCGATCATGGCTCCGACGCACAGAAAAACGGCCGCGTTCGCACGATGGGTCAGGGCTGGTCGGCTTCGGGCTGGCTCGCCATCCGCAGCCGGTCAGAGCGGACCATCGGGGCGATCGAAAGCTATACGGCCGGAGCCGTCATCACGCCGAAAAAGGGTCGGTGGCTGTGGATCGCGACCGATGACATTCCGATCCGGGCCGGGCGCCAACGCATGACGCCGGCGCTCTATAACAAGATGGGTTTCGCCTCGAAGATCGGGCCGCTGGTTCCGGTCAAGGCATCGAACGGCACGCCCCTGCTTGTCGTGCGCAATGTCGGCGTCAGCGCTTCGGGCAAGTCTCGTTCGGCGCGATCGCTGACCAAGCGGGGCCTGCCTCGCAAGGGCCAGACCCAGGCCGACTTCATCGTTGCCTTCTACGGCATCCCGAACACGTCGCGGCAGGCGCGCGTGGACGTCGATCAGATCATCGCCGAGGCTCGGGCTTCCCTGCCCGACCTCATCGCCCAAGAACTCGGTAGGAGATAGGAAACATGGCCACCGGCACGACCGCGTTTCCGGCTTTTATCCGCGCCGAGTATGATCCTTCCGGCAACGGCTTCCGCGATTTCGAAGCCCAGATGAGGCAGAGCGCCACGCGCGCCGAGCAGCAGTTCACGCAGGCTTTCGACCAGATCGGTGCGCGCATCACGCAGTCGCTCAACCGCGGTCTTGGTGCGAACGGCAAGCTCGACCTCGGCGTCGACCAGTTGCGCCAGACGACGGCCGAAGCGAAGTTCGCCGAGCAGGCATATGGGAACCTCCTGCGCACCGCGACTCTTCTTGCCCGCGAAACCGGCGACACGAGCAGCGCCACGCGCAACTATATCGCAGCCCTGTCGGCGCAGCGTATCGAGGCATCGCAGATCGTGCGGGAGAACGAGGCGCAGCTTGCGACCTATACCCGCCTTCAGGCTGCCCTCGACGTCACGGCCGACAAGAGCAGCAAGCTCGCGCAGAGCTATCGCGATACCTTCGCCGAAGCCGCAAAGGCCGCGCAGCTTGAGGTCGCGAATAACCGCTTCGGCGCCTCGATCGCGCCTGCCCTTGGCGGAAGCGCCCTCAACAATGGCGCTGGCTATGGAGAACTGGCGCGCGCGGCGCGCGAGGCCGACGCCTATGAGCGCCAGCTTGCCGAACTGCGCCAGCAGCTCAACCCGCTCGCTTTCGAGCAGGCGCGCGTCAACAAGGAGATAGCCTTCGCCGCGGCCGCCTATCAGAAGGGCGATATTTCCGCCGAGCAGCTTCAGGCGCGCACCCAGCAGCTGAACTCGGCGCTGGTCCGCATGGGGGGCGGCTTCCGCAATTCCCGCCAGGCCATGGTGCAGACCGGGCAGCAGCTTCAGGACGTCGCGATCTCGATGTTGTCCGGCCAGCGCGCCGGGACGGTTCTCGCGCAGCAGTTGCCGCAGTTGGCGTTCGCAATGTCCAGCTTCGGCGGCAAGGTCGGCGCCGTGGCGACGGCTCTCTCGGGGCCATGGGGCCTGGCGGTCGGCCTGGGCGTCGGGGCCATCGCCACGCTCACCGCGGGTCTGTTCGACAATGCCGACGCTGCGGACACGGCCGAGGATGCCCACAAGGCCCTTGAGAAGCGCCTTTCCGAGATGTCGTCTTTCTTCGATCTCGCCACGGGCGCCGTGGTCCGGCAGAACCAGGCTCTCATCGCCAATGCCCGCCTGAAGCGCCTCGACGAGATCGACAGCCTCGCACAGTCGCAGAAGGACCGGCAAGCCGAGATCAAGCGTCTTGTCACCTCCAGCGCGGAGGTTCGGTTCGAGAATGCCGGATCGATAGCCGACCCGCTCATTCGGTCGATCGGCCGCGACACGACGATCATCGACGCCATCTATAAGAACCGCACCGATCAGAAGGCGATCAGCGACGCGCTGCTCGAGATCGTTCGCGGCGGCGGCGAGAATGCGAAAACCGCCCGTCGCATCCTCGACCTTCGCGGCGAGGGGATTTCCGCCAATCTCGATATTCGGAAGCTATCCCTCGAAGACGAATCGCTGCGCACCGGCAAGCTGGCCGACGAGCTGCAAAAGCCCAAGAAGGCACCGCGGGCCCGGACCCCGAAAGGAAGGAGTGCGGAGCAGGAATTGCGCGCCGCCCAGGCAATCGAGGATGCTTCCGACCGCGCCGCCGATGCTGTTGCCAACTTGCGCAGCCAGTTCGATGCCGCGCCCCGCGATATCGACCGGGCGGCGAAAGCCACGCGCCAGCTCGACGAGGAATTGAAGAAGCTCGATCGCCGTGCCGCGAGTGGCAAGCTCACCGACGCTGAAAAGGCGAAGGACGCCGAGACGCGCCGACAGATCGAGGAAATCAAGGGCAAGCTCATCCCCGAGTTCCTGCAGCGCGGCTTCAATGAGCGCATCAAGGCCGGGAACGAAGAGCTCCAAATCCAGCGGAAATTGCTGCTCGGCCGCGACGAGGAAGCCGAAAAGCTCGCGCTCACCCACGACCTCATGCGGCAGTTCGGTGTCGATACGGAAGAGCAGTTGGCAACCGAGCTCAAGAGCCTCGGGATCACGAAGGAAAAGCTCGATCTCCTATACCAGCAGGCCGAGCAGAATCGCGAGAACGAGCGCATCCTGGCGCGCATGGATCGGGCTGTTCGCACCGCGCCCGCGCAGATCAGGGAACTCGAACGGGCTTACTCCACCATCGAGCAATCGATCGCCCAATTGCCGAACGATGCCCGCGGCGCCCTCAAGGACTTCGCGGCGAACATCCGGCAGCAGGTCAACGAAATCATCGCGCGCCGCATCGCAGACAATCTCTTCGGCGACTTGTTTACCCGCCTCGAAGATCAGATCCGTGGCAAGAAGCCGATCGACGCGGCGACCGAAAGCTATGTGGCCTCGACGGTGAAGGCCACGACGGCCCTGCTCGACCTCACTGAAGCGATCAGTTCAACGGCTTCCGCCTTCCGCGGCGCCGCGAATGACAACTTCTCGCCGCTCGCCAAGCTGACCGGCGGATCGAAGTTCGGCACCGACGGCATGCCCTCGGGCGCTACCTTGTTCGGCAAGAACGCCGGCGCGACCTCCTATCTCGATGAGATCGTGGTGTATGCGAACAACCCGAAACAGACGAACATCATCGACCAGCTCAAGATGCTCAACAAGACGACGCGCGACGGCCTCGGCATCGACTCCCCGATCAGCAAGGGCATCGGCGGCCTGCTCAAGAACGCGGCGGAAGGCGCCTTCATCGGTCAGACGGCTTCGAGCCTGATCTTCGGCAACCGGGGGTCGGCAACCGGATCGGCCATCGGCGGCGCCTTGGGCAAGATCGCCGGGGAAGAGCTCGGCAAGGTGATCGGCGGCACGCTCGGCAAGTTCGCTGGCCCCGTTGGTGCTATCGCTGGCGGATTGCTCGGAAGCGTCGTGGGCGGCCTCTTCAAGAAGACCCCGAAGGGCTATTCGGTCATCACCGGCGGCGGCGAAGGCGGCTTCAGCGTCACCGGCAACAAGTCGGGCGTGCGCAACGACCTCACGACGGCCAGCGGTTCGGTGCAGCAGGGCCTTTCCCGGCTGGCCGAGATGCTTGGCGGCGATGTCGGCAACTTCCGCGTCTCGATCGGCGAATACAAGGGCTGGTATCGCGTCTCGGGCTCGGGCAGCACCGATGTCGGGTCGAAGAAATATCCCAAGCGCGCGGGTTCCGACCTGCTCTATGACGGCCAGGACGCCGAAGCGGCGGTGCGCGCGGCGATTGCCGATGCCATCCGCGACGGGGCGATCCTCGGCATCTCGCAGGCTCAGCAGCGCCTTATCGCCGCGAACAAGGACCTCGAAGTCGGCGTGCAGAAGGCGCTCGACTTCCAATCGGTGTTCGACCGCCTGAAGGAATATAAGGATCCGGTCGGCGCCGCGCTCGACACGCTCGACAAGGAGTTCAACCGGCTCAAGAAGATCTTTGCCGAAGCCGGGGCGAGCGCCGCGGACTATGCCAGCCTCGAAGAGCTCTATGGCATCGAGCGCGCGAAGGCGATCAAGGAGGCGTCGGAGAAGGTCACGGCCAGCCTGCGGTCCTTCTATGACAACCTCACCATCGGCGACAGCGGGCGCAGCCTGCGTGACCGCCTGTCGGCCGCGCAGACCGCCTATGACCCGCTCAAGGCCCGCGTGCTCGCCGGCGACAAGACGGCCTATGACGATTTCGCCAAGGCCGCGCAGGACTTGCTCGACATCCAGCGCCAGTTCAGCGGCTCGCAGACGCCCTATTTCAACCTGCTCGACGAGATCACGCGCATCACGAAGGAGCGCATCGACGCGGAGGCCAACATCGCATCGATCGCACAGAACCGGGATTCGCCATTCTCTTCGACTGGTCAGGCGACAGGCGCCAATGACAATGTGGCCGTGGTCGGAGCGATCCAGCAGCAGACGAGCGACTTGCTCAATGGGTTTGCTTCGATCTTGGCCGCCGGCGGCGACCGTTACAACTTCGGCAATTTCCTGACCAACGACTTCCGATGATCGTCTTCCTCGAAGTCACTCCGCGATGGCCGATTGACGCCACACCTATCCGCGTGTGCTCCGCTGCCGATCGCCGCGTTCAGGCATGGGATGGGAAAATCTGGGCCGCGGCGCTCAGCGAACCTGGCGCGCTGTCGCAATCGCTTTTCAGCGGCGACATTGGCGCATCGATCGACAGCGCCACCGGCCCGGTCGTCCTATCGGCCAATCGTCTTCTTGCATCCTATCCGGCTGCCGAAACGGTGCGATGGGAAAGCGCCAGCTACAAGATGTGGGTCGGGCAGTTCGACGCTGCGATCCCGCCCGCATTTACCGATTATGTCGCTCGCGCCGACCCTCATCTCTCCATTGCTGGCAACCGCATAATGATCGGCGGAAACCTGTTGACCATGGCCATGACGACGCCAGTTGGCGTCCCCGGCCTATCCGTGTCGCAGGTGTCGCGCGGCAAAGTGTCGCGGTTCGAGGTTCAAGACGCGGCGATCAAATTGTCCCTCGACCCGGCTGGTGAAGCTGGCGATACCAAGGTCCTCGACCTTGAATATGCCGGGACGACCGGCGCTGAGGGCGGCACTGATCGCAAGGGAACGCTGAAGCCCTGGGTCTTCGGGGTCGCGCTCAATGTCGAGCCTGTGCTGATCGACGAGGACAACAGCGTCTATCAGTTCTCCGGTTATGGTCCGATCAAGGCCGTGGATGCGCTTTATGAGCGCGGTTCGAGTTTTGGGGCGGCCATCGGGGATTATGCCGACTATGCAGCATTGGTCGCGGCCGACATTCCTGCCGGGCGCTGGGGAACCTGTCTCGCGCAGGGCATGATCCGCCTCGGCGCGCCGCAATATGGCGTCATCACCGGCGACGTGCAGGGCGATTATGCCGACGGCATCTTGCGCCGAAAGCCGGGGGAAATCCTGCAGCGCATTGCGGCGCAGCGCTCAATCTCGACCGACACGATCGACACCGATTCGCTCGATGCCCTTGATGACTTCGCGGCGACCCTTCCCGCGGGCGGCAACATTAACCTGGTCATCTCCGATCAGATCGGGTTCCTCGACCTCGCCAGACGGCTGTGCGCGCCTTTCAATGCGCAGGCCGGATATTCGCTCATGGGCAAGCTGTTCGCTTGCCGGGTCGCGGTCGGAACGCCGACGTTCACGATCCACTCGCAAGGCAAGCGACTGCCCGTTGTCAGTGATTTCGTCGAGGCCGATACGCCGCCGCCGTTCAAGCGCATCGTTATGTCGGGGAACATCTCGTGGCGCGTCCATGACCTCGCCAACGACGTGGCTTTCTACGCCACCCCGAAAGAGCGCGGCATCTATGATGATGCCGAGACATACCGGGAAGGCGATATTGTCAGCATCGCGGATGGCTCGCGATGGATTTATGTGAACCCGACCGCGACGGCTGGGAATGATCCCGCAGATGGTAGCGTTTATTGGGAGCGCATGAGCGGTGCGGCAACAGGGCCGCAGGGAGATTCGACGCGGTTCATCGTGAAGCGCTCGGCTGCTCAGCCCGCCACGCCATCTCCGAGCGCCGGGGTTCCTGTCGGATGGTATGCGAGCGTCGATGACATTCCGCCCGGCAGTGATCCGGTATGGTCGTCATTCGGGACAAGGCTATCCGGCGCCGATGAGTTCACTTGGGACAATGCTATTCAGTCCGAAGGAACGACCGGGCAGGCAGGATTGACCATCTCGTCAAGCCCGCCGGTCGCTACCGTCGCGCGCACCGCCGGCGGGCTGGCGAAGGCGGGGCAATTGCCGAAATCGGTGCAGGTGCAGGTACTCGACGGCGACACCGATGTGACGGCATCGTGCAGCTTCTCGAAAGCGGACACGGGCTGCACCTGGTCGAACGACGGCGGCGGCTTGTTCACCCTGACCTCGATCAGCGCCGAGGAAGCCTATACGATCGTCACGGCCACCTATGGCTCGCGCGACCCGGTGCCGATCAAGATTTCGGTCGCGCAGCCGAAGGACGGATCGGCGGCCTCGCGCGCCACCGCCAGCGTCACGTCGATGAACGCCAGCGGCACCTATACGGCGATTGCGACGGTCGACATCGTGGCCGCAGCGGGGGCAACGATCAGCGGCAATGCGTCGACGACCTATCTTGCGGCATCCTTTGTCGGCGCGGGAACGCGCACCGTGCGGCAGCAGGCGAAGGTTTCGATCCAGAACCTGACCGATGGCGGCGCAGAGGTCGATGGATCGGCGCAGATCGGTTCGGCAGCCTCCTACATCGGCGGCGACGGCCCTTCCGATGTGGGCGCCGTTTCGGCGAGCAACAGCGTCACCAATTCGTCGGGCGCGCCCAAGACGTTCCGGCTGAAATTCTACATCCGCTATTATGACGGCGCGACAACGGCGCAGACCGCGGGCGGCACGTATAGCGGCAACATCGAGGCGCAGGTGGCATGATCGCGATCGTCGAAGAAGCGACGGGAATCGTCGAGCGGATCGTCATCGACACCGACGGGCTGGACATGGAAGGCCGCGTCGCGGTCGAGGTCCCCGCCGATTATGATCCGGTGGCGGTAAGCCATGTTTGGCGCGACGGTGCGTGGGCTTTCAACGAAGCGGGAGCGCTTGCGAGGCTGCGCGCCGAACGCAACGCCAGGCTGCTCGAAACTGACTGGACGCAGCTTCCCGATGTCCCCGAGGAAACGCGCGCCGCGTGGCGGGAATATCGGCAGAGCCTGCGCGATCACCTGCAATCTGTGGACCCGCTCAGCGAAGAGTGGCCGACTCCCCCCGACAGCCAATAGGAGAATTTATGGCCGACACCGATGTGTGGGCGCTTGGCTCCATTTCGAGCCCTGCGGCGACTGATCGAGTTCCGATAGCAACTGGCTCGGGTGCTGGGGGATATTCGGAGCGCAGCGACTTCATCTGGCTGTCCGACAGCCATTACTGGGCCGATGGAAAGATGCGCGTCGGCGGGCCGGGTGGGGTCGGGTTCATCAACTTCAATTCAACCGCGGTGAACGATATCGGCGCGGTGGGCTGCGGGGTGACGACCGGCAATGGCGACAGCGTCGGCATCGCGGTGCAAAATGCGACCGGCGTGCTGACCCTAGCGACGAACTCAACAGAACGGATGCGGATCGGCGCCAGCGGCAATGTCGGCTTCGGAACGACTGCGCCGGGGGCGCGCGTTCATGCCAAAGGCAGCGGCGAAGTCGCCCGCTTCGAAACCACCGTCGCGCGGGGCGGGGGGAGCGCCTTCCTGAGCTTCAACGACCCGACCGGGCGCAAAGGCTTCTTCGGCTTTGGCGGCGTGGACGACGCTTTCGTTGTCGCCAATGAAATGAATGAGCCGGTGGTCATCAGCACCAACGCCATCAATCGCTGGATGTTCGAGGCGGGAGGAAATTTTCGCCCCTATAACGACAATGGCTATAGCGTCGGCGTTGCTGCCAATCGCATCTCGGTAGTCTATGCCGGAACCGGCACGATCAACACTTCGGATGAACGGCTCAAGGTTTGGATCGGTCGCGCGACGGAGGATCGTGCCGCCAAGGATCGCCGCATTGCCCGCGCGATCCTCGACGAGCTGGGCTGGTATCAGTTCACCGATGCCGTGACCGAGAAAGGCCCGGACGGCGCCCGCTGGCACTTTGGCGCGCGGGCGCAGCGCATCTGGCAGATCGTCGCCGACGAGGGGCTGGCGCCACCGCTGGTCGACGTCGACGGCACTCTGCTGCCCGACATTACATGGACTGGCCCGGTAGCTCCGGCATGGCTTTGCTTCGACGGCTGGAATGAGCAAATCGAGGTCAGTGAGGATGGTGACGCGACTGTCGTCCGCGAGGCGGGCCACCTCTTCGGGTTCCGCGTCGATGAAATGAACCTGCTCCTGTCTTGGGCTCTGCACGATCGCCTGTCGGCGCTGGAAGAAATCACGGCGGCTTGATCGCCTGATCCCCGCGGCCACGGCCGCACAACATCGGAGAATGACAATGCGCAAGATTGCAACGGCGCTGGCCCTGGCTGGCGCGATGATGCTCGCCGCGTGCGAAGCGCCGCAGCCGACGCCGCCCGACACGCACCAGCCGGGCCCGATCGAC